GTATAATGGTCTATTGAACCTGTTTTAGGATTTTGTAAATAATAAACTTGTTTAAATTTATGTATAAACTCTCCTTCGCCATCTGTAGGAAGACTTTCGTTTAAATCTACTTCTTCATTTTTTTGAGCTCTTTTTTTATCTCTTTCAGATTTAACACTATCTATTTTTGCTTGAATGGCTGCTATTGCTTCATCACCTTTTTTATTAATTCTTGCCATTACTTTGTCATTAGATAGAGATGTAATTTGTCTGGCATAATTTTTTTCTTCTTCATCAGTAATTTCGTTTAAATCTAAAGCATCTTCTCTACTAGGGTCGTAACTGCCATAAACTTCTTTTTGTTTACGAGCCATTATTTCTTTTTGAGCTTCAATTTCTTTTCTCTTTTGCGCTGCTTTTTCTTTATAACTAGGGTCATCTTTATTTAAAGCATCTAACTCACCTTGTAATCTAAGTCTTTTACCTTTGATAGCACGAAGAGCATCTATACCGCCACCTGAACCGCCTTCTGTTTCGGTGATTTCTACTTCTTCTTTCTTATCTTTTTTTTCTATAGCCTTTTGAAGTGCTGGTGGTAATTTTTTTTGGCCAGCTGTTAGTTCTTCTTCTTTAACTTTTTTTGCTTCAGGTATGTAACTCTCGGCTTCAATATAACCTTTTGCTTTATAATCTGCTAATTTTTCTTTTGGTATTCTGATTACTTTTTCTTTATTACCTGGTGCAGCTACTAATGTAGTTTTTTTTTCTTTATCTATTTCTTTTTTAATCCAACTACTATCCATTGCTTCATTTTTAGCATTGTGCATTTTATCTATCTTATTAAAAAATGCTTTCTTCTCATCAGGTGTCATTGAACCAATACCTTTACCTGTTTTTTCTAATTCTTTTTTAAATATGGCCTGGTAATCATCACTTAATCTTTTGATAGTTTCTGATATACTGCCTGGTTTAATTTCTAAATATCTTGTCATTATTCTTTTCCTTTTACTTTTTTCGCTAAATCACTATCAGCACCACCCCAAGTTCCTGAAGATTTAGTTACGAAACTGTTAACTCTAGCAAACGCCCACTGATGCTGACTAGCACCTGGCCTATGCCCACCTTTCCAAGCTGCCATACCTCTATCGTATACTTGTTTAAGTATTGAGTACGGCATACCTGACTTATCTGCCTTTTTTTGTAAAGCAGCTATTGCTTCTACTAAAGCTCTAGCTCCTTCATTAATATTTTTACTTGTTGATTTTTTTACTTCTTCTTCTTTTACTTTATCAGCAATTTTATGTGCCTTAGTAATAGTGGATTTTTTTAAAGGAGGTGTATCACCTGTTGCTTTCATAGCAGCGGCCATACCAATAGCATATGGATTTTTAGGTTCTTCTGTAACACTTTGAATTGGTGATTGTTGAACTACTATAGATTTACTATTTTGTTTTAAAAAATCATCAATAGATTTTGCAATTTCATCATCATTGTATCCTCTAAAATCTTTAGCTACTAACTTATCACCTACTTTAAATACAACGTGTTTTTTTCTACTAGGTTTTTCTTGTAAATCAATTTTTTCTTCGGCCATACCTTCTAAACCAGGAACTTTAACATTAGTTATTTTAACTGGTGATTTTCTTGCTCTTAATATTGAACCAGCTCCTGTTGAAGCAAATGGTATATTTTGTTTTTGTAATTTTTCTAAATCACCATCTTGTAGTTTGAACAATATATTTTTTAATTGTTGATATTGTGAAGTAGTAATTGTTTTACCTTTTAATGGTTCGTATTCTTTTTTAAGTTGAGAAATTTGTGTGTCAGAAAGGCCTTCTGAAATTATTGTATTTTCACCTAAAACTTTTTTAACTAAAGCTGGATTTAATTTTAATTCTTTTGCTATATCTTCTGCTGATTTACCATCTTGTTGCATTTGGTAAATTTTTTCAAAAGTATTTTCTTCTAAAGAAAATGATTCTTTAATAGATTCTTCTGTTGCTTTTTCATTTTTACTAGAAAGATAATTACCTACAGTAGAGATATAATCGGTTGCTAAAGTAACTTTAGATTGTACCCAAGCCGGTAATTGTTTTTCATAATCGTTACCAACGTAAGTACGAAGCATCTCAATACCTCGTTCTAATTCTTCTAGTTGATTTAATATCATACTACCTTCATCATCTAACATATTGCCCATAGCAATTGCAACGTGATTTTCTTTTACTTGTTTGTATGCTTTTTTAGATTCTGTTATAAAACTCATATTATTTGTTAGCGTAATCTTTGAAAGATAACATCTTACCTTTGACTTCTTCTATCTTAGACTTGTAATTATCGCCATACCTTTCTCTATATTTATCTATTGTTTCATTTGAACTGGCCCATTCTTCTATATCCTGAGTCGTTATTTTCTTTAAATTATCTTCAGGTTTACTTGGCTTATATGTAGTACCTTTATAATTAGGATCGTAACCTGGTTCACCTGGTGTTGTTTTTGATGTATGTTGAGCATAGTCGTGGCCTACATCATAGGCTTCTTTTTTATCTGTTGTCATATTAAATCTCGCTTGTAAATCTTTCTTAAATTCACCAAACATCTTTTTATATTTTTGAGTAAATTTGCTTGGTTTAGTTTTTGCTTTGTCATCACCAGGAGCTGGTTCATATCCAGGTTTTGTGGTGTCTTGTCTTTTAAAATGGTCTGCTCTTTTTTCTTTATCTGATTTTGATAATCCTTTGTAATATTTTTTAGGTTGAGTGCCTGGTTCTTTACTCACATCTTTGTCTTGTGGTAATTCTGTCTTTTCTTCTATAGTAGAAACAGCTGTAAATCCATAATCAACATCTAAGTTATATTCTCTTACTGCAACTTCTTTATTGGCTGCAATAGGTACACAGTCCCAAATCCAGGACTTGTGTAAATTATTATTTGTATCTTCAAGTACAATATAATTTGTACCTCGTCTTATTACTTTGCCTTTTATATCTAAGTTTACATTGTGTGCTTGTTCGCCTATATTGAATATCATTTCTCTAATGTATAAATCTCTTACTTGTTGTGCTTCAAACTCTTGTAATGTTTTTACTTTACTATTCTGTGGTTCAAATTCAGCGGCCAAACTTACTGATAGTCCCATACCTTTTCTTACATCAAAAAATAATTCATTCTTTTCTTTTTCTGATAGATTGCCTGGTATCCCTCTTTTAAAATTTTTTAAATCTCCTTGTCTTGCGTAATCTCTTAACTTACTTGCACTCATACCTGTAACACCTTCTTCGTCTGGATCTCTTTCGCCAGCCGATATTATATTAATTTTTTCAAAGTTATAATATCCGTGTCTATTCTTTTCATCATTGTATCTGTTTAATATAGATTTAAATTCTGCAACTCTATCACTGCCTACAACCATTGTTATATTTCTATAACTCATATTGTATATTTTTGTTGCTAATTCTAATATCATATTTGAAGGCATAACCATTATATGACTCGCATAGTTTCTAAACATCTTAGTCATATATTTTAATTTATCTGATGGTGATAATGGATTTTTTACTGCGTCTTGTGATCTACTTAAAAATATTTTATAATCCATACCTTGACTGGCCACTGTTCTTATAAGTTTTTCGTGTCCTATTGTAGGTGGATTAAATCTACCAAAAGTAAATGCAAAAGATTTATTCACTGCTTCTACCTTAATTGAATCTAATTCTGCGTCTGTAATCTCTCCATCTTTTATTATATCTTTTAATGCTTTATAGAAAGTTAGATAATGGTATTTCTCTAACATCTTATATACAACATTTTTAGGTAATTGATTTTTTCTACCAAAGTCTTTTATTTCTTCTGGTGTCATATCAGTAGCAAATGCTGTTGCTCTATCTTTTAAAACTTCATCACCTATGGCCACTAAATGATTAATACTATCTTCTACTTCTATAACCTTTGCATTTATTAATTCTTGTAAATCTAATATATCGTTAGGATCTAATTCTTTTAATTCTTTATAATCTATAAGGTCTCGTTTTAATTCTCCTTGTACAACATCAATCTCTCTTACTTTCTTTTCAAAGTCAGCTGCATAACGTTTTGCATCAAACTTAAATTCTTTTGCTTTTCTTATAAATGTATTGTTCTTAATATCAAATACAGCATCAGCCATTTTATCGTTTGTTTCTTTTACGTTTGGATCTGTAATGATATAATAATTAATAGGATGTTTTGTGCCTGGTACTAATGCACCATTAATGTTTCTTAATGACTTAGCTAATTCTTTTCTGATTACATCTCTATCTGGTAATGGTACATCAAATAAAACATTTACATCTAAATCAGCATCATCTCTATAATTTTTTGTAAGTATAGAACCAACTAAACTATATTTTAATACAGGTCTTATATCATTAAATTGTTTAATTTGATTTTCAATAATATCTAATACTGTTTGTTTTAATTTTGGATTATCTGTATCAGCATTATCAAATACACCCTTAGCGTAAGTACGTCTAGGTATATCTATCACTGCTTCATTAATTAATCTAAACATCTTTTCTTCTCGCTATTCTTTCTTTTGCCATCCATCTTTTAGCAATATAACTTTTAATTGGTGTATTTAAATATCTTCTTACAACTGTATTTACTTTATTCATTGTTTGTGTAATCAATTCTTGTTCTGATTTATTATTATCTACTACTATAAAATTTTGTAAACCAAAAAAGTTTTGAAATTTACCAATATTATTTTGCACTCCTTGCCAAGATGTTCTTGTAATATATTCTGGTACTGTTCTTTCTCTTTTAGCATTTCTTTCTAATGCAACTTCTAAACTTGTGTTTACAAATATCATATAACAATCATAACCTAATTGTTTTAATTGGCTTGCTTGACTTTGTATTACATTATAATCTCTACCAGTTGAATCTACTACTAATCCTAATCTACCTTTTACATAAAGAGCGGCCTGATTTTCTGCTTTTGCCTTTGCTTGTGTTCTTAACATATCTCTAAAATATTGTTCTTCGTCAGGTAATGTTAAAGACAAATTAGCATCTCTTAAACTTTTTTCAAAGAATGTATCTGAATTTACAAATTTTAATCCTGTACCTGTGAATACATTTCTACTCACAAAAGATTTGCCTGAACCTGGCCCACCTGCTAAAAAGAAAGCCTTAAAGATACCTGGATCGTATAGACCTTCTGAAAGTATTTGTTGAAACGATTTCACTAGCAATTCCACTTTCTTAATGCCAATGCCTTACGAGTCGGTCTACCCTTTTCGTCTTTCATTGGGCCTGGATTACCAGACATACGAGCACAGAATGACTTACGTCTATTATATGCCTTACCACCTTTTTTTAATTCAGATGGTTTTTTTGTTACAGGTGCTTTTAGATTACTACCATCTTTACGATTAAAATAATCTCTACCTTTTTGTGTCAATCCACCACTCGGACTTTTCAGACCTTTGGCATCTTCGTTTATATATTGTTTAAATGTTTTCATTTATCCTTTTACCCAATCTTTGGCTATTGTAAAATTAGCACGACTAAACTCTAGCCTATCTACAAGTTTAACGGCACCCCTCACTCTATCAACGGCCACATATCCTTCAGGACTTGTTACTCTATATCCATCAGGCGTTCTTATAAAATGACCTATTGATTGTATTTGATTTAATTTTCTTATTAAAAAATTCTTTGCACGTTGTAAAGATATCCAACTTGCAATTGTAAAATATAATGCTTGTTTATTTCTATCAATAAAATCTAAACCATTATCTCTTATTGTTCTATACTTTTTTTTAGTTTCTTCTTTTGAAACGGCATCTACTTCTTGCTGTACCATATTTACATAATATGTTCTAAACATATCAATCAATTCTCTTACTTTGGCAATATCGCCTTGTGTATTTTTTATAAAGTAATTAAAGAAAGATTTAAGTTTATATCCTACTGATAATGGATCTGATGAATTGAATTGATTTAATAATGGTTCTGCTTTTGATAAAGAACCTTCAGCCATCGCTATGATACTATCAAACTGTGTCATTTCATTAGTATTAAATGTTGCTGAACCAGAAGCATCTTTATAAGTGGCGTCTGTTACAAACACTGATGAAAGTTTAGGAAATCCTCTTATTGAACCAAAGCTGGCCTTTAGATTACTCATTTTACTTCCTGAATATACTGTATGAAATACAATACCCATTCTTGCACCGGCAATTCTTCTACCTATTTGACTATCTTTAGCCACAGCATATGTAATTGTGTTAGGTGTAAACACATAATAATCTTGTTCATCTATTGTAGTTGTTTTAACATCGCCTTTCGTAAAGAGTAAATCGCCTTGTAGTATGCCTGTAATACCTAATTTAGATAACTCTCTTAAACATACAATTAATTTTTGTGCTAATACACCATCGTGATTTTTCATTATATCACCAGTAGAATAATTTACTTTAGGTGTTACGTTGAATACTGATTTTGTACCAACAAAGAATTTTCCATTTTCAGGATTAATACCACAGATAACAGCAGGCGCACCGTCCCATTTAACAGTTACGTTAAGTCGGCCACCTATATGGCCTGTCAGCATTTTTTTGATTGACTTTAGAAAGTTAACGGCATCTTTACCGCCTTTTGAACCTCTATCTATTATAGAATCTTCTAAGTGTTCTAAATGGGTGTTCGTACCCTTTGTAATAAATCCCTTAAAACTAAACATATTCCTCTCATATTTTCCATAAACAAAATCAAACTAACCATAGACTATATCAATTATTACTATTTATACTATATCATACTTTGATACGTATGTCAAGCTTCTAGTATATTTTAATAAAGAAGCCGTTGGCATCACTTATTTTTTTAGCACCATTTATCATTTTATTCATAATACCAGATAAGTTTTTTTCGTTTTTGATAAAAAAGTGCATTATTTTTAAACCTTGAATTTTCATACACATATTTTTAGCAATCTCAACATTAGATTTTGAAGTATTAATTAATTTAACATAATCATTATATTTTAAAAATTTTTGATTAGAAACTTTTGAGTTTTTAATAACTGTTTCATACATCTTGTAAGTTTCTCTAATTTTACTTTCATCAAAATTTTCAAATGGTCTAGGTGTGCCAAAATATTTTATACTATTAATTCTTGCATCATTATATTGAGCCATAACACTATCAACAATTGATGTACTAATTTTACCTAAACGGCCGCCTGAAGGTGTACCATCGGATGTAATTTCAGTTTGTGCAACACCATAACTATGAGGAAATCCTCTAACTTGTAAATTAATTTGTTTTCTTGTATCAACATTTAAAAATGTAAATAAACCTATTTCTTTGCCTTCGGTAGTCAAATTACAATTAAATTTTGATATTTTAATGTTATAAGCTTCTACATTAATTGTACCAGGTATGTTTGCATAATCTATAGATGGTTTTTCTGTTACTAACTGTTTAAGAGAAATTGGATAAAGAATTTTTTTTTTATAAAATTCATACAATTTATTATTAAACATATTAACTAATCCATCTGAAATTTCATAAGTTTCTACTATTTTTTTTAGATCGTTAGTTACTTTCTGCCTTATTGTCTTGTTAATTATATAAATGTCTGCTGGATTCCAGGAGTCTTTTGATAGTTTTGCTTTTCTTAAAAACAATGTAATAGTATTTGTAAAATCTGATCTATCAGTAGCGTCGTGTATTATATCAAAATTATTTAAAGAACCTACAATTTTATTAACTGCTGGACGTGTATATTGAAAAGTTGTATACCAAGCTGCAAAAGCTTCTGGATTATTTACAAATATAGATTGACCAGTATCTCTAGCATTTTTAATATCTTTTCGTAAAGACATCACTGTAGCTAACTCACCTGCGTCTGATAATTGTTTGCCTAAAACATTCCTTGATGTTCCGCCACCCATACCAGAGAATGGAGATTTATCTATATCTATAAATCTAAAAGATTTTTTACCGTCAGTAAATATAGAAGTGTGATTATTATTAACTAAAAGTATCTTTGTGTATTTTTGAACATCTGTTTGTACTTTTTCTAAATTATTAATATCTTTGGTTTTTTTAAATAAGTAAGACTTACCATCGCTTACTTTGATTTTACCACCTTGTTTAATTTTTGCTATTATTGATACGATATATTTTGATTTAGATAAATCTGCTTTGCTAAATAATGCCATTCATATATTTATAAACGACTACTTAATATTGTCGCAAAGAAATTTAGGTATACCGCCATTAGATTGCCATTGTCTATTAGCATTTTGAAAATCTACCAGTTTAGATATATCTTCTTCAAAGAATGATTGTCTTATGATTGTACCTGTTGGTTGTTCAACGGCCTGCCAATAGATGTCACCTTTGTTCTTAATCATCTTCTTTTCATATGACAATTGTTCACCTAAATGGCCAGGTCTCCTATCGTTTCTATGAAATCTTACTTTTTGTTTACTCATTTTATTTTACCCCATTTTATTTTTAACCATATACGCTCGTGTATATAATAATCAATACTTAATAATATGTGTAATAGTGTAGCAAACCCGGTTGCTGATGTTATATCTTTTGTAAAAAAATATGTCCACAATATAGTAAATAACCAAGCTGTTATTCTATAAGTTATCATTCTCACTACTGTTCTCTTTTTAGTTTCCATATCTATATTTTAAAATCCGAAAACTTATCGTAACTTGTTTTTACTGTTATTTCTTTTTGGTTACTATCTACTATGTTCTGAGCATTGTTAGATACATCATACAATCTCATCTTAGCTCTATCTACACCTACGATAAAGGCACGATTGATACTTGGGTCATTATAACGATTCTTTAATTGTTTAATCTTCATTTGACCTAGTGCTTCAAGTTCTTCATTTGATATTAATGCAAACATAAAGTCAGCAGTTGCTGGCAAACCAAAAGATTCTGAAGTATCTTCTAAACCAATATCTGTGCTTACAAAACCTGTTCTTGTTGTTTGTGTTGCACTAAAGATTGGTAAATTAAACTCAACTGCAAGACCTCGTAGTTCTTCGGCTATTGCCTTAATGAAGAAGTACGAAGAAATATTACCACCTTTAAATCTACTTGATGAGCAAATATTTAGGTAGTCAATAAAGATAACATTTGGTCTAAACGATTTCTTTAAAGCAAGTTCATTGAGTAATGCTCTGAAGTGGCCAGCGTGTGCTGATGCTGTAGGATATTCTTTTATAATTAATTTACCAGCAGTCTTGTTTCTAATTTTTTCAATCTTGTCATCATACAATTGTCTAGGCATACTATGTAAATCGTCCATAGTTACATCTAAAAGATTGGCGTCAATACGTTCTGCGATTCTTTCTTCTGCCATTTCTAAAGTAATATACAATACATTTAAACCTTGTGTTAGAAAACTAGAAGCACAGTGACACATAAACAAAGATTTACCAACACCTGTACCGGCCAATGCAATATTCAAAGTTTTAGGTGGTACACCGCCTTTTGTAATACGATTCATATAAGATAAATCAAATTGATATTTCTTTTCTTTAGTATGGTAAAAATCAAATCTTCTTGTTGCATCTTCTATATAATCGTGACCAATATGATTATCAAAAGAAACGGCCAATGCATCTGCAAGAATACCAGGTATTGCTTCTGGTGTAAGTTTAGGATCTTTCTTATCAAGTATTTTAATACCAGTTAATACTGCATTATGTACTGCACGATCTTTACAAAACTTTTCTGTAGTGTCTAGTAACCATTGTAGGTCTACACTTTCATTTGATATTGTATCTAGTAAATCTTTTACTGATTTAAATTCATCTTCGTTTATATCTTTTCTCTGGCCAAGTTCTATAACAAGAGCTTCTTTTGTAGGTATGTTTTTATATTTGTTTACGAATATATCTATTTCTCTAAACAATAATCGTTCATTACGATTTGTAAAGTAATCTTCTTTACAGAAAGGTAAGGCCTTTCTAGTAAATGCTTCATTGAATATGAAATTACGTAATACTGTAATCTCTATTCGTTCATTATTTAAATTCAACTTTTCCATCCGTCAATTGTTTTTCTAATAGTTCTATTAATATATCACCAATATAGTCTGTAAATTCTTGTGTAGATATATCTTTGTCATAAGGATTCATTACTATATCATATTTAAATCGCATAGGCAATGTACCATCTGGCTTTTCATCTTTAGCAAAGCCAACATCGCCATATTTAAATATGACACCTTTATACTTTTCTTCTGTAAGTTTTATACAAGTAAAATCATCTCCGTCTTTTTGAACGAATAGATATTTACTCGGCTCCGTAGAGGAACTTTTTCTTTGTTGTTTCATCTATCTGTTTTAATATTTCCTTTGTAAAATACTTTTCAGGTTCATCATTAATAGATTTACCAAACACTTTAGTGCCATCAGGTAACTCGTATCTTGTGGATACTTTTTTGAATATGCCAGCTTCTTCTGCAATTTCTAACAAACCATAATGACGGTCTAAACCTTCTTTATATGTTAGTCTTACATCTATTTGTGCATTTTCTTTTGTTAACCTTGACTTATAGTTTTTACAGTGGATAATATTACCAATCACTTGATTGTCGCCATCTTTTTCTTTGCGTTTACCAAGATAGATGATTGATGAGGCAGCGTATTTAAGACCAGAACCACCACCCATTTCTTTTTGTGGGTACATAGAACCTATTACGTCATATGTGTGGTTGGTCATTATCATTGGAACTTTTGCCCTGCCAAGTTTCAATGTTAAAACTCTAAATGTTGATTTGACAATTTGTGACCTTG